AGGGTTATTTAATATGTTGTGTAGATATAATTTTACATACAATTTTAGAGATAGGGCAGGAGATATACCATACACATTGGATATTACTGAATATATTTTACCTATTAATAAAACAACTGCACCTATTGAATCTAATAAACCTAAAAACACAAAAGATAATACTAATGTTGTTAAGGATAAGAAAACTAAAATAAAAAATAAGATTAAAGATAATGCTAATAAAAAACCTAAAAAGTAGGTGGTGCATATGTATAAAGTAATTATAAAAGATAAAGATGTTAGTGATATTATAGGTAATTTAACGTGGAGAGATACAGTAGATACTTTAGGAGTAGAGGTTGAATTTGAATTACCTGTAAATAGATATGATAAAGATTTTGAGTTTTTATATGATATTACGTTAGGTGACCCTATCCAAATTCTAAATGATAAGGGAGAAACATTGGTACAAGCTATTATTGTAACAGAAACACCTAACGGAAAAATAACTAATTTTACAGCATATGATATGGCGTGGTACTTAAATAAATCTACTGTGATAAAGCAATTTAAGAAAATGATAGGTAATGATTGTGTAAAATCTCTATGTAAAGAAATTGGAATAAAAGTTGAAGTGAGTGGATTAGACACTAAGATTGATAAAATCTATAAGGATAAGACTATATCAGATGTTATAAAAGATATAATAGAACAATGTTCTCAGTTTAACTCTAAGAAGTATTTTATTGAATTTGACAATGGTATTTTAAAAATAATGCCTTATAAGAAAATAAAGGTGTTTGGTCAATTTGAAATTCAAAAAGATAAGTTTATTAATATAAATGAAAATATTGGTGGAGTATCTTTAACAAAATCTATTGTAGATATGAAAAATAGTGTACTTGTAATCACTGAAAATAAAGGTGCTGTAAGAACAATAGGACAAGAGCAAGATACTAAGAGTATTGAGAAATATGGGAAATTACAACAAGTAGTAATATTGGATGAGAAAGAATTTGGTAAAGCTAATTTAGTTGCTAAAAATGAATTAAAAAAATTAAATAAAATCACTGAGGATTTTAATATTGATGTGCTTGGTGATGACAAAGTTAAGAGTGGTAGAGTGATTGATATTGATTTACCACTTTTTAATTTGAAAGGTGAATATTTGATAAAAGAGAGTAATCACACAATCTCTAACAATATTCACAGAATAAATCTTAAATTGGAGGGGTATAGTGATGAGTGATAATAAAAAGTCTTGGGATATAGCACTTGCAGAAAAGTTCAAAGAACGTGATAATCCATCGCCTATTGGTGCTGTTTTGGGTAAAATTTTATCACCATTGCCTAACATATCAATCGAGTTGTTGAATGGATATGGGGTTATAGACGCTGACAAAATCTATCTTTCAAACGCCATCACAAATAGATTAGAGATTGAATGCACTATGAAAAATTTTGAGTCACAAGGTAACAAATCGACTGATTGTAAAATAAACAATTTAGACACAAGTGGTGGTGGAGTGGATAGTGCAGGACATACTAATTTAACCATATCAGGACATAGTGGTACATATAAATCAAGTAAAAGTGAAAAAGATAATAAAGATAAAGGAAAATTCATATTACAAACTGTTTTTAATTTAAAGGCAGATATGTATGTGCTTGTAATTCCTAATGTGGAAGAAGATAAGTTTTTTGTAGTTGATGTGTTTAACTACGCTCCAGAGGTAAGTTTAGAATGGCAATATTACCAAAAATAGAGTTTAAAGATTATTCAAATGAAGTAATAAAAGACAATAAAAATACAAATGGTAAGACTTTTTTGATAGATTTTCAAAAGAAAAAAATGTTGAGAAGTGACGGTAAATTAATTAAGACTGATGATGAGAGGTCTGTAAGAATGTGGATTGAAAAAGTTTTATTGACTGAAAAATATAAGTGGAATGTTTATAAGGAAAATGGAAATAATCAATATGGAATGACATATAAAGCAAATTTATTAGGTCAACGTTTTCCAACCCCTGTGTTATATTCAGAATTTGAAAGGGAATTAATTGAAACAATGAAGAAAAACAAACAGATTATAGATATTAATATTTTGGAAATAAAACTTGAAAGACACACGTTAAAAACTAAATTTGAAGTACAGTTAAAAGACTTTACACGTTTTAAATGGGAGGGTTATTTATGATAATAAAAAAAGAATGGAAACAGATATTAAAAGATATGCTCTCTAACGTCAATGATGACTATGATAAGACTGAGGGTGGATTGTTTTATGATAATTTAGCACCTGTCAGCATAGAAATGGAAGAAATAAGAGATGTGTTAGATTATATATTTTTAAACTCTTTTGCTGAAACAGCAGAAGATGAATACTTAGATAATATTTGTAAAGAGGTTGGAGTATTTAGAAAACAAGCAACTAAGAGTAAAGGTAAGGTCGTTATAAAAGGTACACCTAATACTGTAATCCCAGTTGGAACAAAAGTTGCGAGTGATACATATATATATCTAACCACAGAAGAAAAAACTATTGGTGTTAGTGGAGAAGTTGAAATAAAAATTGAAAGCGAAAACACTGGTAAAATCTACAATTTACCTAAAAATACAATAGTTAATTTTCCAGTAACAATACCTAATTTGAATAGTGTAAATAACCCATCTGAAACAGTAGACGGATATGATGGAGAAACAGATAACGAATTAAGAGAGAGATATTATTTTAAAGTTAGAGAGCCTGTAACCTCAGGGAATATCTACCATTATAAAAAGTGGACGATGGAAGTTGAGGGTATAGGTGGAGTTAAAGTATTTCCACTATGGGCTGGTAATGGAACAGTTAAAGTGGTTGTAGTTAATTCGGCTATTGAGGAGGCTGATGAAACATTACTAAATAGAGTAAGAGATTATTTAGATGAAGTAAGACCTATTGGAGCTACAGTAACTGTTAAATCAGCAATACCTAAGGAAATTACAATTACTGGTAAAGCTAAAATATCTAAGAATACTGATTTTGAATTAGTAAAAAAAGAGTTTGAAAAACATATAAAAGATTATTTTAGAAAATTAGGGTTTAAACAAAATTACATCAGCTATGCACAATTAGGAAATATCTTATTAAATGTGGATGGTGTTAGTGATTATGATAATTTACTAATTAATAATGGTGCAATTAATATCCCTTTAGGAGAGGAAGAAATACCAAAATTAAAAGTAATTACGCTTGATAAAGAGGTGGTTTAATTGAAAGTTGAAAGACTGATTAGACATATGCCTAAATACTATAGAGATATAGTTGAGATTGAGGAATTACAAAATGCTATTGATTTACAGTTAGATGAGTTAGATATTATGTCTAATGAAATTTTAAAGCAATTCTTTATCTACACAGCTACTTGGAGTTTACCTATATGGGAAAGAATTTTTGGACTAACTGTTGGAGATACAATGAGTAATATTAAAGAACGTAGGGAAAACATAATATCTAAACTTAGAAGTTATGGGACAACAACTAAAGAAATGATAGCAAGAGTAGCTAAAGCATTTACCAATGGGGAAATAGAAGTTATTGAGGATAATCCTAACTATTCTTTCACTATTAAATTTACAAGCGTAGTAGGGATACCTGATAATTTAGACAATTTTAAAAAGGTAGTTGGCACTATAAAACCAGCACATTTGAATTTTAATGTTGAATTTAGATATAACACTCACAATCAAATAGGATATTTATATCAAAACTCTCTTAAAACTAAGAAACATAGCGAGTTGTTTGATACTAGACTTTACAATGACACGGATGTAGTGGGTAAATATCATAGATTTGATGAGATTGGAAATTTGAAGCATAGTGAATTAAAAACTAAAACATATAATGCTGTTTATGATGAAAGGAGATAAAAATGAGTAAATATACAGAACACTTAGGTTTAGTACAACCTGCTGGAAATGAATACTATGATGTAGAACAATTTAATCATAATGCCGAGTTAATAGACAAAGAAGCTAAGAGATTAAGCACAGAATTGGCAAAAGTACAAGAGGGTGCAACAAGAGAAAAAGCTGGGATAGTACAATATGGAACAACTGAGGGCAAAGCATTGGAGGGTATGATGTTAGCTAGACTTGCTGGGTGTGTTGCCTATAGTGGAGATATACAAGAACCAGGAGTGAAAGATATTAATTACATTTACTATGATAGAAATACCAGAAAAATGTATAAATGTATAAACCAAAATTCAGATATTTCTGCAAATGTTGCTAATTTTATCCCGTTAGATAATAACTCACTTTTGGAGAGATTAGAAAATTTAATCAGTTCTAAAACAGAAGGGAATAACCGTATTCTTAAAATTGGAAATGTAGTTATTGAAAATATTTCTATTCCAGGTAGTACAGGTATTAGAACAGCAAAATTAAAAACAAGTTTTAAAAATATAATCTTTGTATCCTTAACTCCTTACATCACATATGGACAAGAAGTTGACAGTGCACAAGTATTGCATGATAATAATGAATACATTATAAAAAATAAATCATTGCGTTTTTATTGTAATGGACATCAAACGGTAGATATTTGTGTTATAGGTTTAATCTAAATTTTTTTGAAAGGAGAAAAAAAATGAAAACAATAAACTTTTACAAAAAAGATAAGTTAATATTTTCTGTATATGCAGATGAGTTAGATGATGTGTTGGCTAAACCACACGACTATTTTAGCGGATATAGTTCAGATATGATAATTACAGATATAAAGTATGAATATCCAATATTTAAAGACGATAGATTGAGAGAGATGACAAAAGAAGAAAAAGTAAGAAACAATATACCAGTGCAATTAGTAGAGGGAGAACTTATAAAAGATAAAAAACTAATAGTCGTACCAAAACCAGCTGGAATTGAAAAATATATGTATTGGGATAAAGACAAGTGGTTATTAGATAATCAAAAGGAATTTGATGATTACTGTGCTTTAATAGATGAGTTGAAAGCTAAATCACTTGCTTATGGTTTTGATTATAAAGTTAAAGATAAAGAGCATAGACAAAAATGTAGAGATACAGATATTGCTAAAATGGTATCAGTTATTGTATCTTTACAACTTGCAAAAGAAATGAAAGTAGATAAAAAGGTCACTTGGTATTTTGAAGATAATTTTGGAATGGAAGCTGGATTACAAGAGTTAGGAATGCTTATGTTATATGGGACTACATTTGTTCAGTCAGTTTATGATACAGAAAATTATTTCAAGACAAAAGTCAATCCAAAAGAGGTTACAAGTGCTGAGTTTGAAAGCAAAAGAAAAGAAATTCATTTAAAACTTGTTACAAGCTAATTTATTTTCTTAGGGGTAGTTATTATATAGCTACCTCTTTTAAAATACGTTAAAACGCCTCTCAGAGCGTCATTTTTTTCAGACTTTTATTCTAAAATTGAATTTTTATATTTAGGAGGTTTAAATGAAAAAAGTTGCTTTAATAATAGGACATAATAAAAGAAGCAAGGGAGCATTTTCAATGACAGTTGGAGATGAATATAGTTACTGGAAAAATATAGCAGAAAAGATTAAATATGAAATACCTGAGATAGTAGATATTTATGAGAGAGAGCCTAACCAAAATTATGTTAGAGAAATGAATAAAGTATTGGCTGAATTAAATAAACACAACTATGATTATTGTTTAGAATTGCATTTTAATAGTGCGTTGGATAGTAAAGCTAATGGTTGTGAATGTTTAATTTATAAAGGAAATGAAAAAGCAAAAAAACTATCAACTAACTTTTTGGCTAGATTGCAAAATGTATTTAATAGTAAGGTAAGAGGTGTTATTGAATTGAGTGACCCCAAGACAAGAGGTGGATATGGTATTTGCAATTCAAAAGACACTTATATTTTAACTGAGGCTTTTTTTGGAAGTAATTTAGATGAGTCTTTAAAGTTTTCAATTATTAGTGATGTGGTTAATTTATTTGTTAATTTTATAGTAGATACAGTTAAGGAGGTTTAATTATGGAAAAAGAATTATTATGGAATGTGTTAGGTTATGTGGTATCATTGGTGGTTTATTTAGTTTTAAAGTGGAGATACGAGGGTAAAGAAGCTGTAAACAGAGAAGCTATTGAACAAGAATTATCTATACAAGGAAAAGGATTAGGTAACTTAAAGAAAAAAGCAGTACAAGAGTTTATATCTAAATTGCCAAAACATTTAAGAATATTTATTAATGAAAATACCATAGACGCAGTGGTAGAAGAATTACAACCTATATTTAAAAAGTTAAAAAATGGAAAAGAGTAGATTAAACCTAAGACTTTTATCAAATGGCAAGGCGATATTGTTGAACGATTATGTTTATGATATTAATGGCTATGAGATAAAAGTCTTTAAAGGCTTTATTACAGATGGTGCGTCTATACCTAAAGTTTTACAATGTGTTTACAACCCTTATGGAAAATGGATAAAAGGTGCTGTTATTCACGATTATTTATATTCAAAATACAACAACACTGGGATTAACAGAAAATTAGCCGATAAGATTTTCAAATTCGTAATGAAAGAAACAGAAGTAAATAAGAGTACCATAAACAAATTCTATAAGGCTGTAAGACTTTTTGGAGAAATGAGTTGGCAAGATAAAATAGAAAATGAGGGTTATAAAGATAAGGCTATAATAGATAAAACAAGAGAGGCTAATGAGTATTATGTGTACTGGAACAATATTTTAAAATTATAAGGAGGGGTGTTATTATGATTGCTTTAACACAAGAACATTTAGCCTTTATTGGAGGTATTTTAGGAATTGTAGTTTTTATATGGGGTATTATTTCAGGTTTGGATAAGAAATTTGAAAAGAATAATACTAGACTTGAAGAAATGATTGACAAAAAACTAGATAAAATAGTGTATGAAGAACACCGAAAAGCATTTGAAACGTGGAGTAATGAAAAAGATAAAATTATTGAAGAAAAGATAAATAAAATAGAAAGTAGCTTTAAAAGTGATTTACAAGAAATCAAAGATAGTCTAAAAGAAATAAATAGACATATATTGGGTTGCAATAAGAGAATAGACAAATAGATAATTAATGGGTGGGTTTATACCTGCCCTCTTTTTTTATTTAATAAAAATATGATATAATAAAAGAAAAAATAATAATGAGGGTAGAGGGGAATGGAT